GCAACGGTGTTGCTGGCGGCAGTGGCGGCGGAGGTGCTGGCGGGTCAGGCGCTTTTGGAACAGGCGGCGCAGGCAACACGCCCAGCACAACACCAAGCCAAGGAAGCAATGGCGGGTCAGGTTCGGATGCGGGCGGCGACGGAAAAGGTGGCGGCGGTGGCGGGGCGTCTGCTGTAGGCAGCGCTGCTGCGGGCGATAACGGCGGCAACGGCGGCGCGGGAACTGCGTCAAGCATTTCGGGTTCGTCGGTAACCTACGCAGGTGGCGGTGGCGGCGGTAGTTCTGATGGAACTGCTGGTTCAGCAGGCGGAACAGGCGGTGCAGGCGGCGGCGGTAACGGTGGTGATAGACGGTCAGGCACAGTGCCTACTGCTGGCACGACTAACAGAGGTGGTGGTGGTGGTGGTTCAGGTGGGGCCAGTCAAAATAGCGCTGCTGGCGGCTCCGGCATCGTCATTATTTCGTATCAAACGCCAGCAAGCAGAATTCTTAGCTTTACCGCTTCATCTCAATGGACTTGCCCAACAGGCGTAACCAGCGTTGATTATTTAGTTGTGGCTGGCGGTGGCGGGGGCGGCGACGGCGCTGGAGGCGGCGGCGGCGCGGGGGGTTTTAGAACTGGTACAGGCTTGAGTGTTACCGCAGGTACAACTTATACCGTAACAGTTGGTGCTGGTGGTGGAGTGGCTACTAGCGGAAGTAATTCCGTTTTTTCTTCTATCACTTCGGCTGGTGGGGGCAATGGCGGCGATTATCCATCTACTTCTGCTGGTTCTGGCGGCTCTGGTGGTGGGGGATATTATGTAAATACGACTGGCGGCGCAGGAAACACGCCTAGCACTTCACCATCGCAAGGTAATAATGGTGGTTCTGGAGTTGCTGCGCCATCTTACGGTGGTGGTGGTGGCGGCGGGGCTAGTGCGGCTGGCGGCAATGCTACAACAAGTTATGTATCCGGTAATGGTGGAGATGGAACTGCATCAAGCATCTCTGGTTCTTCTGTTTATTACGCTGGAGGCGGCGGTGGCGCGGGGACAATTCAAGGTTCTGTAGCTGGCGTTGGGGGGGTAGGTGGCGGGGGTAACGGCGGCGCTGCTGGTTCCCCATCTGGAAACGGTAGCCCTGGAACTGCCAATACAGGTGGAGGCGGCGGCGGCGCTCACAATGCAACTGCTGGTTCTGGCGGCTCCGGCATCGTAATTATTAAACTCAACTAACGATTATGAAAAAAATATATCGTTTTTACGGCATAGACGTTGCAATGCAGATGCTTCGTCCGGGGGCTAAATGGGAGATCAGCAACAACGTCTTTACCCGTTGGGATGATCCTAGACCTTGCCCAAGCATGGAAGAAGTTTATTGGGTGATGGAAAAGATTAAAGAGTTTGAGGAAAGCATTCCGACGATCTGGTTGCCTGAACAGCTAGAGCAGCAGAAGCAAGAGGAAGAAGAACTAGAAAAGGCACTCGCATGAATATGCACAACCTGTTTCCTACGCCAATCGGTATGTTCGACTTAGATCGAGAATTTACCGACGAGGAACTATTGTTTGTTCGTGGTCAGGAAACTAGGGCTAACGAAGGCAACACCACTAGCGTAAACAACTTTGTGTTGCGCGATCCAGTGATGACTTCTTTGCGGGATTGGGTAGAAGGTTGCGTAGCTGAATACTTTAAGGCTACTAGCGACCCAAAGCATGATGTTGATTTGCGGATAACTCAGTCTTGGTTTAACTATTCAGAACAAGGTCAGTGGCATCACAAGCACACTCACCCGAACAGCTTTGTGTCTGGCGTGTTCTACCTAAACACCAACCCTAATGACCGCATCTACTTCTATCGTTCAGGCTGGCAGCAAATCAAGTTCCCACCTGAAAACTGGAATCCTTACAACTCGGAATCGTGGTGGCTTGAGGCGGTTAAAGGGCGGCTGATTCTGTTTCCTTCGTCGCTTGAGCATAATGTGCCTACGGTTCAGGGTGAAGATGTGCGGATAAGCATGAGTTTTAATACGTTCCCGGTTGGCATTGTTGGGGATGAGATGTCGTTGACAGGTTTGAAATTGGAGGCGTAATGGCGCACTTTGCTGAACTAGATAGCAACAACGTCGTGCTGCGGGTGGTCGTGGTGGACAACAAAGACACCGCAGACGCTAATGGGGTTGAGAAAGAATACATCGGTGCGGCTTTCTGTGAGCGGCTGTTTGGTGGTACGTGGAAGCAAACCAGCTACAACGGCACAATCCGTAAGCATTATGCCGGCGTCGGCTACACCTATAACGCTGTCCGCGATGCATTCGTTCCCCCGCAGCCGTACCAGAGCTGGACGCTGGACGATGATGCTAATTGGCAACCGCCAGTGGCCATGCCGACTGACGGTGGCATGTACTCATGGGATGAGACAACCCAAACTTGGGTAGCAGAATAATGGACCCAAAATTACAAAAATACTATGAAGAGCGGTTTGCCATGATGGCAACGCAGGGATGGTTAGATTTGCAAGAAGATATCGATAATATAATAGCTTCCTTGCAGAACATTTCTGTGATAGAAGGCGAAAAAGATTTACAATTTAAGAAGGGCGAATTGTCCATTCTCACTTGGCTGAAAAACCTAAAATCGGTCAGCGAACGAGCATATGAGGATTTGAATGCGCCGAATGTATGAGTTTCTCTGCGAAAGCGGGGTAAAGATCGAGCGACTTGCTGATTATGAGCAGCAAGTCGTTTGTTGTATGTGTGGCAAGTCAGCCCGCCGCACAATTTCGAGTCCGAATTTCAAGCTCGAGGGGTGGTCAGGTCATTTTCCAACTGCGTATCACCAGTTTGACCGAAAACACCGCGAAAAGTTAGAATCGGAACGCAAAGCAAACGGATAAACCCACGTGGCCCCGTTTAATCCTGGGAACCAAAAGATGGCAGGAAAAGGAAACCAAACATGTTGATTGACAAAGAACCTGAGATGCCTAGCGAGTTGGAGGCAGAGGAAGCGAAACTACCCGAAGCAGTAGCCGAGTCTAAGCCGGAATTACCGGATCGGTACCGAAATAAGTCGCTTGAGGACATCATCAAGATGCATCAAGAGGCCGAAAAGGTCATCGGAAGACAGGCGCAAGAAGTCGGGGAAGTGCGGAAACTGGCAGACGAGCTAATCAAGCAGAATCTCGGCGCGCGGCAAACAACTGTTGAAAAAGAAGAGCCGGAAGTAGATTTCTTCGACGACCCGAAGAAGGCGATTCAGAAGACGATCGAAGCGCATCCTGACGTGCTGGCCGCCCGCGAGGCGACAGCGCAGTTCAAGACGCTACAGGCAAGGCAAAAGCTGGCGCAGACACATCCTGATTTTGAGCAACTGCTCCAAAGTGAGGACTTTGCAAACTGGGTTAAGTCGTCCCCAGTACGCATTGGGCTGTACGCCAAAGCAGACAGCCAAGCTGACTTCGATTCGGCGAACGAATTGTTTTCTACCTACAAAGAATTGCGCAACATTCGTGGTGAGCAGGCCAAACAGCAGGCAACTGCTGCGCGCCAGCAGACCATGAAGGCCGTGCAAGTCGACAGTGGTGGAACCGGGGAGAGTTCGAAGCGAGTTTACCGACGTGCTGACCTTATTCGGCTGAAAATGACGGACCCAGCCCGATACGATGCGCTGTCTGAAGAAATTATGGCGGCCTACGCGGAGGGAAGGGTCAAATAAACTTTTGACCTCAAGGAGTTAAACATGGCTAATACAGCTTTTTCCCCAGCAAATAGCGTTACCCCAACAACAGCAGCAACATTCATTCCAGAGATTTGGAGTGATGAGATTATTGCTGCCTACAAGAAGAACCTCGTTCTGGCCAACCTGGTCATGAAGATGAACTTCAAGGGTAAGAAGGGTGACACCGTCCACATCCCAGCACCGACCCGTGGTTCCGCATCGGCCAAAGTATCGACCGACGCTGTAACACTGATCGCTGCAACTGAATCCGAAGTCCAGGTATCGATCAACAAGCACTATGAATATAGCCGCTTGATCGAGGACATCGTCGAGGCGCAAGCGCTGAACTCGCTGCGTCAGTTCTACACTGCCGACGCTGGTTATGCACTGGCTCGCCGTGTTGATACTGATCTGGTGCAGCTCGGCCGTGCATTCAACGGCGCAACCGTTGGCACCGACGACTATGCAACTTCGACATCGACGACCAAAGCCTACATCGGCTCGGACGGCACCACCGCGTACAACAGCTCGACATCGAACGCTGCTGCACTGACCGATGCTGCTATCCGTCGCACGATCCAGCGTCTGGATGACAACGACACTCCAATGGACGGTCGTTTCTTTATCATCCCTCCATCGTCGCGTAACACCCTGATGGGTCTGGCACGCTACACCGAACAGGCTTTTGTGGGTGACGGCAGCGCCATCCGCAACGGTGAGATCGGTAACCTGTACGGTATCCCTGTGTTCGTCACTTCCAACGCCGACTTCGGTGCTGGTAGCGGCGGCGCTGACCGTATCTGCTTGATGGGCCACCGCGATTCGATGGTGCTGGTTGAGCAGATGGCAGTTCGTTCGCAGACTCAGTACAAGCAGGAATACCTCGGTACCCTGTTCACTGCTGACACTCTGTACGGCGTTAAGGCAATCCGTACTGCGGCCACCACCGGCGCAGCACTGTCGTCCTCGGCATTCGCTCTGGCTGTTCCAGCCTAATTGAACTCCCCCGGTGAAAGCCGGGGGGCTAACCTAATTAGGAGAACATCATGGCAAACGCTAGTTCTGTAGTTGTCCGCGCTGGCACTGACCAGTTTCGCGGTCTGTATTCCAACACTTGGCTGGTTCGCGCCACGCTGAACGCTGACAGCTTGTCTGACGGCGCTGGCGACACCGACACCGTTGCTGTTCCAGGCGTAGCCTTGGGCGACATGGTGTTAAGCGCTTCGCTGGCTGTTGACGTGGCGGGCTTGATCGTGACTGCGTATGTCAGCGCAGCCGATACCGTTAGCATTCGTTTCCAAAACGAAACCGGCGGCACTGTCGACTTGGCGTCGGCAACACTGCGTCTGGTCGTCGTTCGTTCCATCGCGTAATACCCGGGGGCCTCGGCCCCCGATCTCACTTCTGGAGGCAACATGGCCGCGACATTCCGCTGCTTACAAAGCGGGCAAACTGTTACGTTTACGCTCCAGCACGATATTGACAGCATGAAGGGCCACGCTGGATACGTCCGTGTTGATGAAGACGCTCCCGTGGAGGATGAAACCAGACAGCTCGCTATGACGCCGCCAGAGTACGCGCGTCGTCCTGGCCGCCCAAGGAAAGAACATGTCGGAAATTGACCCAAGAGAGTTCGGCAAGCTAGAGGCGCAAGTCGAAGCGTTGCAGAAAGAAGTTCACGGGCTACGCGATGACGTCAAACAGTTGCTAGAGATGGCCAACAAGTCCAAGGGTGGGTTTTGGGTTGGCATGTCGGTAGCTTCTGCGATCGGCGGCGTCATGACCTTTGTAGCAGATCGTCTATTTTTTAAGGGGTGACATCATGCCAATGGTTGACGGAAAGAAGTACCCATATACGAAAAAGGGCAAGCAGGCAGCTGCTTCGGCCAAGATCAGCAAGCTGCGCAAAGAAGGCTATCCGCAGAAACAGGCGGTTGCGATTGGTTTGAGCATGGCAGGATTGGCCAAGAAAAAGGCCAAGAAATGAAGCCCGGCCTGTACGCCAACATAAACGCCAAGCGTAAGCGCATCGCCGCTGGGTCGGGGGAAAAGATGAGAAAGCCCGGCACAAAAGGCGCGCCAACCGCGCAGGCATTTAAAGACTCCGCTAAGACCGCGAAGCCGAGGAAAAAATGAAAACGTCCGCTTGGCAGCGAAAAGCCGGTCAAAACCCCAAGGGCGGCTTGAATGCTAAAGGCCGGGCGTCTTATAATGCAGAAACAGGGGGAACCCTGAAAGCGCCGGTCAAATCCGGCGACAATCCGAGACGAGCTTCTTTTCTCGCAAGGATGGGCAACATGCCCGGCCCAGAGCGTAAAGACGGCGAGCCCACCCGGCTGCTGTTGTCGCTTCAAGCCTGGGGCGCCTCATCCAAAGCTGATGCAAAGGCAAAAGCTAAAGCTATTTCCGCAAGGAATAAGGCGAAGAAAAAATGACTTATCTCGAAATCATTAACGAAGTCCTTGCGCGGCTGCGCGAATCTTCCGTCCAGACGTCGGCACAGACGACGTATTCCTCGCTAGTTGGCCGTTTTGTTAATGACGCCAAGCGCCAAGTAGAGGACGCCTATTCTTGGAACGTGCTGGCGCAGACCATC